AATAGCAGTTGTACAACATCCACCAATGAAAGTAGTTTGAACTATCCCTTTTATTCCATGAGTTATAGGGAGAGTTGCTCCCGCTGCAATAGCTCCAAACGAAAAAACTCGTCTAAACCCATTTCGTCTTTTCTGTGGATCAGCGGGGTTGTAAAACTGTTTCCCTGTTAACTGCTCGAACTCTTCATATAGGGCTATTTCCTTAAGATTTATCGCAGCCGCTGCTTTGGAGTAAATGTCCGTTAGCTTTAACCTCAACGCAGCATCATCAGGGGGAAAGTATTCTGTTGCTGGAATAAAACTCGACTCTGTATTAGCTGGCTGATATGTCACTGTATTAATCTCGCGTTCTTGCTAATGTATAAAACCATCGCATGCATGGTGAAGTCCTCTGAGCATATATCTTCATCAAACATTTGGGCATTACTCATAGAGAGTTCAATGCAGAAATTCTGGCAAATTGTTTGGACATATTGCCTATGCCAAATCTTACTTTGATATTGCTGTAGAGGTATTAAAGCTAGATTCTCCGGCCTAGTCAATATGATATTTGAGCCTAGGTTGCCAAATGTATTTGCAGGGTCCTTTATTGAAGGGAAATAGCCACATTCATCTATGAAAATCTGAGCGGTTACCTCTCCATCGTTTGTCTTGTCAAGAAGGAAGTCAACATAACCCAACCGAGCCTGGCCGCCTTGTTCATAAAAGGGAGCAAAAGCCTTTGTCTTTAGTTTAAAGTTGTTCACCACAGACAATTGTCCGCCGCCTATATAATTTCCGCCAGGACCAAGGTTTACATTCGCGAAAGTTGAGTCTTGAAGTGTTATCACGTTATTTGAAAGAACTCTTACCAAATAAATTTTTCCATTCAATGAAGAATAGTCGGGAGGACCAGTCGCTGCGATTATACCAGTGACCTTGACAAACGTCCCACTTATTAGATTGTGATTTGGACACGTGAACTGTGTGGGATTCAACGTACCATTTATCCCGGAAATTGGTAATGAAACCTCATTGATAGAACTTTCATCCAAGACAGAAACATACCCGACTTGGTTCCCTGCTACTACAAGAGGAAACTGGGACTGTAAAGACCCGCTACCCCATGTAGCTTCCCATTGATCCCATCTATCATAAGAGAGAGTCGCCCAAGTTACGTCAGATCCCCTCTGATAGTATCCTAAACAGGTAAATGAATCGTTGAATATAGAAAAAGTTTGATTTCGATAATTGTAAACAAGCAACTTGTTGGGATATACCTTTCCAGTGGACCAATCGGTATAAGTCCAGTAGACGGTTTCGAGATAAAAATCCCTTATTCCATGAACCCTGTCTACTCCACTATTTCTGTTTTTTATATCGAAAATTTGATAAGGGATTTGTACGTCAATTCTAGTTACATTGACAGAATCATCAAGCGTTATTGCATAATTTCCAACAGTTAGAATGCCATTATCAAATGGAATCGCTGAAAAGGTTGATTCAGCCCCTAACTCTGTATTTATTTTTTCTAGAGCAAAAGGAGTCGTTCTAATCCCTGTATAGGTCAGTTTATAGGATGATCGCTCACATTTAATCAGCAAAACGTCTCGCACAAATTCAGCAGTGACAATCTGTTCTGACGTTGGTATATCGACATAACCCCCATATCCAGGAATATCACTAGCCCACGCTCCAACTGTTGTCCACTTCGGTCCTGCACCAACGACACCAATTGTCAAGGGTGTTCCATTCTGACAGAAGCGCACCCTATTTGGATAATGCACAACACCAGTACCGAAATCACCCTCGTATGTATTCATTGCGATGAGTCGATTCTTATAGGCAAGCATTATCTTACATTGGAGCAACTTTGTAGGAGTAGCGACATTGTCTGCGGCCACAATCGGAGCGAAATTTGTCCAATCTACGCTATTCCAGTACCTAATTGGATCAGGTGTGCTGATATTGAAGTTTGTTGCCCATATAATCTTGCCAAATGCGTCATTAAAATAATTCGTCGTCCAAAAAAACTGTGCGTCATTACCGTTCCACACAGTAGGCGTGGTTGCTGGTAATTCTCTAAACTGATTATTGAAAATTTCATAGGCATATTTTTGGTCAAACGCTATAAGTTCTTCGTTGTTGATGTCATCAATTTCACGACGTTTTAATCCCATTACAGGTAATGTTGGGTAATATGCACCAGTGAAAGTGGCTGCAGCAGCAACAAAAGGAGCTGAAAAAATTATTGTCAGGTTGCCTAATGCATAATTTATCGTGGCAGAAGTTATAGGAGCGCCACCAACTACCGTTGTTGTGCCATCGCCTAAGGTATCTGTAATTGTCCAACCACCAGCGATCGTGATCACTAATGGATCAGCTATGGTGCCTGGTTGCAGTTGCGCATTAGGCTCAGTTGCAAGTAGGGTCAATCCAGTGAAGATAGAAAAGACTTCTGCGTGAGGATATACTCCTGCCCAGCCTTCAACAATATTTCCCATATCTTCAGCAGCAAGAACCCTACGTAATCTCCCCAAATGAGTAAATCCACGCCTCTTTATGACCCTTCCTCTCCAGACAAGTGCATCTTCAATTACTGAAAATGCTTTTTCAGGGATAAGGAATGGCTCGTGGTATGTCTCTAAACCGCTATCTTCTTCATAGTTTGCAATGTAATGTGGAGTATAACCCATTAATTCACCTTATATTAAGCAGGGCCAATTGCAATCCATGTACAGTCATGGGAGACACTATGGGTATTTACAATATAAAATTTTGTTTGGGTCGGAACAGTAGTTGTGCTGACGAACATAGGAGTAGCACTAGCTCCTGCTTGGCGTTGAGCAGTTACAAGGACACAATAGGGTGCTGCGGAAAACTTTATTGGAAATTTAATGGCATTACTTTCATTTGGGTCATGGCCAACATCAGCAGCATTAACATACCCCCATTGAATTAAAAATCCACCCGGCAGAAAAGATGAGCCAGCTCTTTGATTGGGCAACAAAGGCATAGGATTTACCCAAGCAGGGTCTCCCAAACAAGACATCTGTATCTCTGTACCACTACTTTTTCTTCTTAAGAATACTTGTGGATCAGTTATGGCTTGAGCTAGGACGTCTTTTGTATAAAGAGCAAGCTCGGTAGCACCTGTCGCTGGTCCAGCGGCTGGAGCAAGAGCTTGCGATACAAGAGAACAGTATTTATGTTTACCACGATAAGCCACCGTTGCATCGTTAAATGTATAGTGGTTCAGCGCGAAAACAGAGTGAATAGACCCAAAATTATCAAGAATGTCTTGCTGTGAATCTGTTGGTCTATCCCCTGCTTGCGGAATAAGTGGATTATAAGTCATCAAATACCTCCAAACATATTCCCAAATGGGAACTGTGCAAATTGAGTTTGTTCTGTATAAATACTTGCAGTCCTCTCACTTGAGTACTGCGTTATGGTGCGCCGTTGGACGAGTCTCATCTGTTCGTCAAGTAATGGTCTAAACTTCGCCATATTCTCGAAATCGGCGTTGTCAGCGAAGATTTTGTCTGCGGCTCCATATGCGAGAAGTTGCCACCATTCCATCAATTGAGGGGTGTCGCCTACATTCACTAGAGATGTCGGATACTTAAACGCCTCAAAACTGACCATATAGGCTTGATCTGGCACGGGATAGAGCATGAATTGGTTATTGAAGTAGATTACAGATTGAGGGCGTGACGGGCGATAGGCTACGTATTGAGCATTAATTGGCTGCAAGTTGTCTATATTGCTAGCGAAATTGGTTAATGTGAAAGCGCCAGTGATGTAGTTGATTGTCCCACGAGCGGCGGCTGGATTACAATTGAGGTCTGCGGGATCAAAAAGGTTGCCTTGGCCATCATCGATTAGATTTATAGAAGGAGCTATGCCGTTAGTACCAGCAACCCCTTTCCCTGAGAAAAGAATTCCCCAAATGATGTCTCTTGGCAAAACTGTCGTAGAACCTGAATAAGCCCCTGGTGGGTTGCGTTTGTATCCTTGCATGATGTAGGTTGTAGTCAATATACCTGTGTAAGGACCAGGAGTGCCGTTACCGACAGCAACGGAGTCTTGTTTGTATTGGAAGGTTGAGTTGACCCTGTAAAAATTTTCCCTACTCTGGGTCATATAAGACTGGTAGCCAGCAATGTAGACGGGCGGCATGTTAACGAGGTAAACTTCTGGGTCGAAATCATAGATCGCTTGATTAGCAGTTGTGAGGAATTGATAGTTAACTTTCAGCGAATCAAGCTTTAAATGTTCTGGGAGGTCGTAAACATAAAAAGTGTTGATGTAATTATCTATCTCTCCATTAGTTATCTGTGAGTCAGAGGTGCGTCCTGTAATACGTCGAACCTTATTACGAATGTCTTGCAATGTGGCTACCACAAAAAAACTCCTTTACTAAACAGTATCAAACTCAACTGAATCAAACGCGTACCGACGAGTCCACTTAGCTGGAACAACCAACGGAACAATGATTCCGCCGTCTTCCCTGCTCGCAGGAGCGTTCTTTTCGTTATCCCACTTGAAACCATGCGTGGGATATTGGCATGAATTCACCTTGCCATTTAGTTGCTTGGCGGTGACATCGATGCCGTTAATGTGCCGCGCGACATACAAAGGAATCTCATATGTCTCGCCATCTTGGAGGACCTGGCTAAAGG